AAAGTAATAAAGTTAATTGCAAAGGAAGTACATTTAGATCGTTCAAATAATGTATAGAAAATAATATAAATATAAATTATTATATTATAATATGATATGTCACGAAACATTGATTATTCAAATACTATAATTTATAAAATTATTTGTAATGATTCTGCAATAACTGATTTGTATGTTGGGCACACAACCAATTTTGAAATACGAAAATATAGTCACAAAAATGCATGCGTTAATAGTAATATACGATTGTACAAAACAATACGCGAAAATGGAGGATGGAATAATTGGAATATGGTAGAAATAGCAACATTTAATTGTAAAAATATCAATGAAGCTAAACAAAAAGAACAAGAATATTATGAATCACTTAATGCAACTTTAAATAGCATACCTCCTATTAATATAAACAAAACGCATAATTGTAAGATATCTAATTATGTTACTAACTCAAATAAATGTTTCAATTCACACAATTTATCTAAACAAAACGAAAACAACGTGATAAATATAGAAACAGAAAATAACAAAAATTATAAAAAAATGTATTGTGTGCAATGTAAATATTCAACTATTCGAAATAGTCAATATGAACGACATTTATTAACTCAAAAACATAAAAAGTTGAGCGTAATTAACAAAAGTAATGTATTGCATGAAAGTAATGTATTATGCGAAAACAATTTATTAATAAAATTATATAAATGTAAATGTGGCAAACAATATAAGCACGCAAGTAGTTATTGTTTTCATAAAACAAAATGTTTAATGTTAAAACAAGAAAAAACAAATGCATTAGAAAAAAAAACTGACAATACAGAAGACATTATAAAGCAGTTAATTGTTGCTACTTATGAATTAATAAATGAATTACGTAAAAACGAAAATAAATGAAATATAATAACAAGGGAATGGTTGCTGATAAAAATACAATTTATACATTTGAACACTATCCGCACTTTGTGCGGATTAAAATGTTCAAATGCAACGTTACCTATATATTAATTAAGACGCACACAAAGTGTGCGAACTTAAATCTTCATCGGTGTATATATATTTAATATCTGATATGACGTAGATTAATTCTAAGTAAAATTGAATAAAAAATTATATTATAATAACCATAATATAATTGAAAAATGTTAAAAATCGGCGATAAAGTAATATACACACCATTAAATTCAACAGAAGAACATTTGGCAACAATTATACAAGTAAATAGTAAATTACGCGAATTACCGGTAATACAATTTGATGATATGCCATACCCACAAGGACAACCAACAATGTATATAAATTTTATAAGTTCTCTAACAAAAATAACAGAATAACCAATATCTAAAATATATTATAAACAATTTTAAAAACATCAATTGCATCAACACAAGCAATACGTAAATGTTGTCCAGCAGTTCGTTTATCGGTATTTAGAGAATATGCAACACGGATAGTGCTCTCCGTATTATGAGGATGGAATTTTTTAAATCCACAAAAAGTCATCTGTTTTTCTTTTACATAATATTTTTCATATAATAAATATTCCAAAACTTTCCCAATGGTATAATCTTCATTTTCTAAAATAATATCAAAACAAAAATCCATAGTAGTTTCGCTAGTATTAATAGGAACTGTATCCGAATCAATTGCTAGAGTCAAATCTGTCATTTTATCAATTAATACTTTACACGCTTTTTTAACAATATCTTTATTATCAAACACACCAACCGTTTGAATAGTAAAATCAAAACTATCCGGAACAAAATGACGATGCGCGTCTAATAAATAGAAATTTCGTTTTTGTATTTCGATTTCTTCACTCGTTAAATCTTCGGCGCGTAATTTCGACTCCAAATCATCCCAAATTTGTTTTACTTTAATTAAATCCGGTGTATTGCCATATGCGCAAATAGATACAACATTAAACATGCTATTGTCTTTTGCTGTGTGAACTGAAAATTCCGCAGTTAATTTCAAATGTTCACCTGGAATAGATTCACTAATCATAGGTCGTAATCTGGCAAAATCGATAAACATGTTGGTTTTAGTATTAGGCGGGAATATTTTCCGCACCTCTTCTTGTGTCAAATAATTACCATTTGTTTTATTACGAACGCGAAAATGTTCAGTGGTGACAATTATCATAGTATCTGTTTCATTTTGCATATCTAATTCGAGTAAATAATTGCCAGGTAAAATATCCAATTCGGTCATATGAATAGGAATACAACTAATGCGTTGTTTTAGGATTTCATTATGTAAACGCGTAGTGTTAATTTCGATTTTGCATTGGTTATCATTATAAGTTTCGGTAAATATTGCGAGTGTGGGAATATCAGATAAAATGGTTCTACGAATAGCATTGGCTAAACTAACATTAATTCCACTGATAGTGAATTTGTAAATATCGCCATTTTCTGAAATATTTGATAATGAAGGATTCATGGTTATAAATAATATAGTTATAATTCTATATTATTTAATTTTTTAATTGTATAATTCAATTTTTTACTTATGATTAGGTAAATGATTATTATTACCAATATCTATGATGATAACGACCATGACCATAACCATAACCATGACCATGACCATAACCATGACAATGACCATAACCATGACCATGACCATAACCATGACAATGACCATAACCATGACCATGACCATAACCATATCTAAATCGATTATCATACAAATCATACAAATCACGCGTATTTTGACCATGATGAATATTTGATGAATTTACACCTTTGAAGATTTAAGTTCGCACAAAAAGTGCTAAAATAAAGTGCTTCAAAGTTGGGTCTTTTCATACCCGCATAAAGTTTGGTTATAGACACTCGGTAAAGTGCCTTGATTACTTGTTTCTCTACATAAATAACTTGGTCTTTCTATGTTATTTATCGCATTATCTGCTATTTTGTAGATATTTGATGAACCATTGCGGTCTCTATTCCACAACCCACAACCGCTCTTACAGCGTAGTAGTCCGTGAATTAACCGCATTTCATCGTATTTTATTTCTTTCTTTGGATTTTCTTTATTTTTCTTTGGTTTCGGTCTTGGATTTTCTCTTATTCTAAACTTTTCACATACTCCACCATTACAATTAGAACATTTACAACTGGTTCTAAATTCATCAACCAAAAATACTTTATAATTATTTTTTCTAAACAAAGTCCGTATTCCTTTACCTAATGTTGGTTCTTTGAATTTCATTTGTTTTCTCTGTTCCCAATCTCCAATACAAATTACAACTTCTTCTGGGTTTCCAAATGCTTTTTTGAAATTGCGAACCATTTTTTGCTCGTTGCGTTTGATATTGATGTATTTACCAAATTTTAACTTGCGGAATAATTCTTTACGATAAAACTGAAACAATATGTGGTTTATTCTATTCTTTTCTCGTAGATATTCCTTATATTTTGTAATGTTTAATGATTTACGATTATAATGTGATAATTCGGTTTCATATTCTATAATTGTCTTCCCTTCAATCTTATTAGTTTTCATTCCCAAAATGATATTGTTGTATTTTTTCATCTTGGTTTCTTTTCTGCGTTGGTCTTGTGAATACCGAAATACGTTCGCATCTTTGGAAGCATTATCTACGCAATAAATTAAATCGTCTTTTCCCGGATCAATGCCCACAATTGTTTTATTTTGTAAAGTGGAATAATCATCTAATTCATCAATATATAATTCTCGTGATATTCCCTTTTTCATCATAGGTAATTTCTTACCAACCAAATCAGCACGCAAAAATAATATGCTTAATCCAACGCCATCCGTAGAAACCATATGATGAAACGAATATCCAGTTTTACAAAACATTTTTCGCTCTATTCTAAAAAAGAACTCCCATATTTTATCTTCGTTCTTTTTCAATTCTCCTTTTGTCTTGTAAAACCCTTTTGTGCCGTGTTCCTTTCTCAATAATAAATTGACTAATGTAGTTGTATCTAATCGTATGTATTTTGGTGCGATTTCACTGCGTAAAGGAAAAACATTATTAACACTTTCGCCGTCATTCTCAACTCGTTTCATCATAAAAATCATACACGGAAAATAATCCATAGGCGAACATTTCAAATCATAGTAAATACTATTTTTTTCGTATTTCTTTTTTATGGGTAATATATTCTGTTTTTGTTCTGTAATCCAGTTATGGTAATGAGAACTGGATTGATATGGTTTTCCATCCACATTCAGCAAATCATTTTTAATTTTGCGTAATTCGGCACAAAGGGTTCTTACTCGTGCTTCACGCTCCTTTTGGGTTTTGCCTAATTTTCGTATCTTATCAACAATCATTTTCTTTTTCCAAACAACGTTTACATATCGTTCCACATACTCCACATAATGTAATTGTATGTTGTTCTCATACATCGTGATAACATCTTCTTTCAAATAATCTAAAATAGTATTCATCCCAGCATAATCAATTGGGTCAGTTTGAGTAAGTGGTAAATAGTGCTGGTTAAAAAACGATATGAGTGTATCTTTCATTTCTATTGTTTCTTTATTTGCTGGTTTGCCTCTTTTTTCGGTTTTCTCGCCACAAACAACTTTCATAGAATTATTTATTAACTCTTTGCTTATGTTTGGTAATGATTTATTGTTATTTTCATAATAATCCAATAAATACAATTTGAGAAATTGTAAAGTATGAATAACAATCTTGTTAGATTTCACAACAGCATCATTAAGTATTTTGGTATTGATTTCGGGATGCTTCAATACACTTTTGAGCGAAGTTTTAATGGTTTTGAAAAACTCTGGTGGTTTATCTTTTGCCTTTTCCATTCTATATACTATACAAAGATATTATTTTAAGTCAATATCCCTAAATATAATAAATTAAGTCAATATCCCTAAACTTTCGTAAAAATATACATTGGCGATTTTATCCATTTTTCGTTGTTTTTGAATTGATGTTCTTTATTTTCAATTGTATATTTGGTTTTGAGAAGATGCTTAATAATTGATAACCAAGGGCGTTTTCTTTTATCTGGTTCTCCAACTGCCTTCATATTGTTAAAAGCATACCATTTGCGTATTTCGGGTATTAGTTCCATAATCTGTTTTTGGACTTCTTTATTATTATCTAATTCATAAAGAGTATATGTATGTTTATTTTCCAAATCTAATATGCTAATAATTTTTTCTGTAATATCATCTTGTTCTTTCTTATACAATTCACTTTTTAATCTCATTTGCGGTTATATAATTTACATAAATAATTTTTAAGTAAATTATAGTATATAATTTTTTAATTTCCGCTTACGAGTAGAAGATTTTCGTTTGTAAGTAATATCATATTGTATTCCGTAAGCATATTGAAAATAATTCTTATAATTTTCGGGTTTTACCTTATCAATTGCTTTATCAATATTATTTTTTAATCCATCAAATGTATACACATCTCGGTTCTTTTTGATATGTGTTTTTATTTGGCTAAAATACATTTCTACACTATTCGTTAAAACATTTCTACACTATTCGTTAAAACATTTCAATTACATTTAGTAAAAACGATTTAAATAATAATCTTTATATAATGTAAATGAAAACTTTTGACGAATGGAAAATAATAGCAAATGATATTCACCATAATAAATATGAATATATTGAAATAATAAAATGTAAAAAAGATAATTGTTTTGTGATTACTTGTAAAACACACGGAAATTTTACAAAAAAAATACAAAATCATACGCTCAAAAAACAGGGTTGTCCTTTATGTTCAAAACCAGCAAAATTAACAAAGAATTTATTTATCGACAGAGCAAATCAAATCCATGATAGTAGATATGATTATTCATTAGTTGAATATAAGGACAACAGAACAAATGTGAAAATAATATGTAAAGAACACGGAGTATTTGAGCAATCACCATCCAATCATTATAAACAAAATTGTCCAGTATGTAGTAATCGTGTAAAACATACAAAAGAACAATTTATTGAAAATGCTAATAAAATTCACAACAATAAATATTGTTATGATAAATCATTTTTTATTGATTATTATACACCTATAGAAATTGAATGTATCGTTCATGGTGTTTTTATTCAAATCCCAAATGACCATAGAAACGGAAATGGTTGTTATAAATGTTGTGGAAAAATTAGAACAACCGAAGACTTTATTGAAAAAGCGAATTTACGCCATAATTATTTATATGATTATTCTAACGTGGAATATAAATTATCTCGTCAGCAAATTACGATTTTCTGTAAAATACACGGCAATTTTAAACAAACACCAAATGACCATTTGAATGGTTGTGGATGTCCAAAATGTTGTAATGGAAAATTTTCAAGAATTTGTATAAAATGGTTAGAAGAAATAATGAAACGTGATAATATTTTTATACAACACGCGGGCAATGAAGGTGAACATAGTGTAATATGTAATGAAAGGCGAATTAATTTTGATGGTTATTGTAAAGAAACAAATACAGTTTACGAATTTTATGGTGATTTTTGGCATGGAAATCCTAATGTATATTCTACTAATGATTATAATTCAATAAATAAAAAATCATTTGGAGAGTTATATAATGAAACACAAGAGAGAGAAAATATTATAAGAAATAATGGTTATAATATAATCACAATTTGGGAAAGCGAATATTGTAAAAAATAAGTATTTATTTCCGCTTTTTAGTATTGCTTCTCTTACCATATCGTTATTATGACTTCTCGCATTATCTAATATAATGAGATGGTCTTTATATTTAGGTGCTATTTGCGTTTCTATAAACTCTACCATTCGTTCCTTGGTTGTGCCTCCTTTTTCATAAAATAATTTACCAACGCATTTTGAATTATTGATAGCAACTAATAAAGTAAAACTACGAAATACAAAATTATTATTTGTTTTGATTACACATCGCTTACCTATAAAACATCTACTATATGATGGTTTCAAATGAGAACCAATACTTGTTTCATCCAAACAAATAATTTTATTAAGTGGATATTTATGAACTTCGGTATAGAATGCTTCCATTTCTTTATTTTTGTCTGTTAGTTGCTTTCGTCGTTCTTTTGGATAATGTTGATGTCGTGTTCGCTTTCTGGTTCTGTTGTTATTTCTAATAATACTACCTAAATGTTGCGGTGTAATATCAAAATCTTTATATCTACGTTTCATATCAAATAAAAGTTCATCCATCGTAAGTTGTTCGTTTTTATCAACAACATTTAATGCTGTCTTAACTTGTTCTTTATTTATCTTATAAGATACTGGTTTTCTTATTTTTCTGGT